TATGCAGCAATGGAATCTAAGAGACAGATGGCTAACAACGCAGCAATAGGTGGCCTATCATTACTAATTATTAGTGTATTAGGTGGGGGCGTATATTTAATGTCACTAGGAATTGGTTGAAATGATTAATCTTGTTGTGTTACCCCTTGTGTTAGCAGGGTTGTTAAGTAGACCTGAGTTTGTACAGTGTCACTTAGCAAAAAGAACTAAGATACAGAAAGAAATGGTTTGCATTTACCGTGGACCTAATGGTACAATAGGATATCACTACCCTATGTTTAAGTTTAGCGAATGTCCTAAGACATTTATGTGTAGGTATACACCCAACGCTAAGAAAAAAGTAAGTGTGCAAGACATACTTGATGGACTAAAAGAAGGATTTGAATAGTGGACTTAGAAGCACAAATAGCAGCAATTAATGCAAAATATGCACCCTTACTTGTAGATGCTGTCAATGAATCGGGCGCAGAGAAAGTCAAAGTCAAGGCTCAGAAGGCTGCTGAAATACGAGCTGCTAAAGCTGCTGCTGCTGCATCAAGTGTAACTATAACTGGCACAGGCGACACTGGCTCCTTGCCAGAAGGCGTGACTCCTGTAGCCAGCTCGCAAGCAGTAGGCTACGAAGAAGCGATTGGCGGAGAGCAGTTGACGCGAGGAAGCGACGGTTTGTATTACCTCAATGGTGTACTGGCTACTGGTGATTCTAGTAAATCAGGCAGCGCAAATGTTAAGTATGTTAACGGCGTAAAGCAAGCGACGTTTGCCACTTTACAAAACCAGCCCACAGGCACCCCCTTTTCAAAAAACCCTGCTGATTACGGCTCAATCGGAAATCAAACCTTCTCTGCCGAGGATATTCTCAAAGCGTCAGCTGGGCAGGGGACTCTTTACTCAGAATACGACATCAACGGTGACGGAAAAATAAACAGTGCCGATGCTCAACTTGTTTTGCAACAAAATAATAATAACAAGTCAGCACCCTATCTTATGCCTCCCGAATTTGGTACAGGTGTTTTTGACCCTATTCGACAGCAAACCAACTTAGATAAGGTTAATCAAGAGCTTGCTGATTTGTACACTATGGATCGTACTCAATATGACGTTGACTACCAACCAGTTACTGAACTTCCAAAAGGGGTTTCTGAACCTGCTGAAGGTGCCGATGTAAAAGGGGAAGGTGAAACTTTTTATAACCCTAAGACAGGTCAAACTTATACAACACCTAATAGTGGTTACGGTGTGCCTGAAGGTGGCGATTGGGTTAAGGGTACACCTGAAGGTAAGTTTAATTCATATGACTTGGCTCTTGCAGCTAAAACTTCAGAACAGCAAGCGGCAAGTTTGGCAGCTATGGGAGAGGGTCAGCAAGACCTTGTAAGTACTGCAATTAAAAACCCTGAAGATTTAGCACAAAAAGCAACCGTAGCTAAGATAGACCCAGACACTAAAGGTGCTGAGATTGCAACTTCTGTTCCTAGAGACTACAAACAAGTTAGCTCTGAAGAAGCTGGGTTTACACCTCCACCTGCTGATACAGCTGTTACACAGGCATTCGAAGATTTTTATAATCCAGTAACAGGGGAAACAGTAACTGTTAATACAGGTGGTTACACTCCACCTAAAGACTGGGTTAAAGGCACACCTGAAGGACAGTTTCAGGCGGCTGGTCCCGGCGATGCAGGTAAAACAACAGATATAACTGCAAAAACGATAACTGATGGAGAATCTGCTGATACTCCTGATGGTATTACAGCATCAACTTATGAGGCAGACAAGTCACTGACAGAAGTTAAAGATGAACTTCTTGACGTCAAAGCTGCAGAGGGCGATGTTACTAAATCTGTTACTGAGGCTGTTGGTACTTTGTCAGAGGGCGCAAAGCCTGTTGGCGCAACTATGGACCCTGATTTTGATGCTGATATAGCAGCAGGAAAGCGGCAAATATTAGAAGGTTCTAAAGAACTTTCAGAAGCACAAGGCCAAGATGCAGAAGCAATTAAAACAGCTATATCTGAAGGAAAGGCGGCTGCACCTATTGAAGCAGCACAAACTACGGTAGGTACTAAAGAGATAGCTAAAGCGGCTCAAATAGCTGAAAAAGATATGGCTACAGCCGAGGCTATGACGATGGATGGTTTAGCGGATGACGCTGTAGCTGTCGCTAAAAAGATGGAAGCCTTCACTATAGATGACGGTACACTAGCTGAATTTAAAGAAGGTAAGATTGAAGCACAAGATACTGTACAAGGCCAACTTACTAGCTTGATGGCTTCGTTTGATGATGGCACACCTTCATGGGCTGCGGGTGCTATGAGGGCTGCTAACGAGGCTATGGCAACAAGAGGGCTTAGTGGCTCATCTATGGCTGCTGCTGCTATTGTACAGGCGGCTATGGAATCTGCTTTGCCTATTGCAATGCAAGACGCTGATACTTTCCGTTCAATGAAGTTAGACAACCTTGGGCGTCAACAACAAATAGCTCTAACCAATGCTGCTGCACAGCAAGGCGTTAAGTTGCAGAACTTTACTGCTGAACAGACAGCTATGCTTCAGAACTCGCAGAATGCTTTTTCTTTACAGACACAAAATCTAAGCAACATGCAAGCTGCAGTTATAGCCACTGCTCAAATTAAAGCTTCCTTGCAAGGTAAAAATCTTGATAACTTACAGCAAGCTAACTTGGCTGAAGCTGCAAGGTATGCAGAGGTCAATAACCTTAATCTTAATAATCGTCAGCAAGCGGTACTGCAAGATAGCTTAAATAATACCCAAGTTTCTCTTGCCAATCTTAGTAATAAGCAACAAGCTTACACTACAGACGCTAATCTTGCAGCATCTTTACAGGGCAAGCAGATTGACAATAAACAACAAGTTGCTGTTTTAAATTCTGCTAAGTATATGGAAGCTAATAACTTGTCTTTCTCTTCAGAGGAAAGAGAAGAATTACATAACTCTGAACTTATGACATCTATAGGGCTTGCTGAATTATCTAATAAGCAAGCTGCTACATTGCAAAAAGCAGCAGCTTTTGCCGCTATGGATATGACTAATCTGAGTAATAAACAGCAAGCTCAAGTGGAAAACGCTAGAAACTTTCTGAAGATAGATTTAGCTAATTTATCTAATGAGCAGCAAGCGGAGATTTTTAAGGCACAGTCAATACAACAGTCAATTCTTAGTGATACTGCAGCATCTAATGCTTCCAAACAGTTTAATGCTTCTAGTGAAAATCAAACAAATCAATTCATGGCTGACTTAAAAGCTTCTACCGATAGGTTTAACGTTACCCAAGCTAACGCTATAAAACAGTTTAACGTAAGTGAGGAAAACGCCATAGCTAAGTTCAACAAAGAACAGTCAGACTCAAGAGATGAGTTTAATACTAAGAATGCTTTGGTTGTGGCGCAGTCTAATGCATTGTGGAGACAGTCAGTAGCTACTACTGATACAGCCGAACAGAATGAGGCTAACATGCAGTTAGCTAAAACTGAGAACGCCTTTACTGCCAGTACATTAGATCAAGTATGGCAAAGGGAGCGCGATTTGTTAAGCTATGCTTGGCAAGCAGATAACAACTCTTTAGATAGAATTAATAGCGTTATTCTTGAAGATATGAGACTAGATACTGACAAGTCTACTAATGCAGCTACGCTGGCTGCTTCAGAAAGAAACGCAAGGGCGGCAATGTATGGACAGATAGGCGCTGCTGCAGTTAAGGGTACAGACATATTTAGCGGCTAATAAACACTAGGATTATACAATGAAATTTTTAAGTAAAGAACGAATGGAGTTATTTGAGGAGAGCCTCAAAGATGGCCCTAAAGTAGCCGCTGATGTTATACAAGATGCTGCAGAAGAAGCAGGTAAAGGCAGAGGCTTAGGCGCACAAACTAAAAAAAGAAAGACTCCTAACTTTGCTGTGAGTGGCGCAGGGGATGCCTTGTACGAGGAGAGCCAAAGGTCTTTAGCTTTACTACAAAAGACCCAAGAAGATACACAAGAGCAACAAGGCCAAAGTATTAATGATATTTTAGCTGTGGTTATGTCAGACATTGAAAAAGAGACTAAGAAGTCTTTACCTAAAGGTGATACTTTAGGTGAGACTAACTACCTTACTCAAAAAGAGAAGAAACAAAGAGGTAGGCTTGGCCCTGTAGCTGAAAAGCTGATGACAGCTAAAGAGTCAGGCAGTGGAGGTTATGACGCTCTCTATGACCAAGCTCAAAAGGGTACTTTTAAAGAATTTAAACCTACTGAGATGACTATAGGGGAAGTCTTAGAATTTCAAAAGAAACGAGGGGCAGGTTCTTACGCCTCCTTTGTAAAAGCTAACAACCCAAAAGGTACTCTTTCTACTCCTGTAGGTAAGTTTCAATATGTAGGACGGACTTTACAAGATGAAGTAGATAATAATGACTACGATCTTAACACTAAGTTTGACAAAGGTATGCAAGATACGATTTTCTACAACCACGCTAATAGAATAATAAAGAACCTTAAGACACAAGAAGGCAAACGCTCTAGGATGAGGTCCACTTGGGAAGGCTTTAAAAGCAAAAAGTCTGTATCAGATGAAGAGTTAGATGCGCTTATATCTGAGATTGAAGACCGCAAATAAAAAGAGGCTAAAATAAAAATGAGTAAAGTTTTAAACGGGCCAATCCCCGGTCAATCTCTCACAGATGAACCCGGAAACTATCCTTGGGAGCGTCCCCCTGAGACTGCTGATCCTGCAGAAGCACTTAGTATGTATCTAAAGAAGATGTCTAAACCTAAGTTTATGGATAGTGCGCTTTATATGATGGAGCTTGGCGTACCTGCAGAGGTAGTCACCAATACTACTATAACTATGGCTATAGGCAATGGTATACACAGTATTGATGTTGGCCTTATTATTGCTCCTGCGATTCATAAAGAAGTTGTTTCGATTGCACAAATGGCTGGTATTGAATATGATGAATACTTCCCTGACAATGAAAGCGATGAGCAGGACGCTAAAGACCGTGTTAAAGAGATTGTTATATCAAAGCTAAGGCGAAGCCAACCTAAAGGTGAGGCTAAAATCTCTGAAACTATGGAAGCTATGACTAGCCCCGAAACAGAAGAGTTTGAGGATATGCGGGAGTCTGAAGAAGTAGTGGTAGAAGAAGAAATGACGCCTGATAATGAGATGGCTATGGATAAGCCTACACAAGAGCCGCCTAGTGATATGGGCAAGGGCTTAATGAGTAAGGGGGTATAACTCATGGCTATTAATTTAAGTTTATTAGGTGTCGTAGCAGGGGCTGCACAAGGCTACTCAAATAGGGTTGATTCCCTTAGAGATGAGCTAAAGGATAACAAGCGTAAGCAACGTGAGTGGTTAGCTACTTATGGAAATAAAGCTTTGGATGAGAGTAATAAAAAGCAAGAGACTATTACAAGTGCTTTAGATGATTTAAAAGCAAGAGGGTTAAAGGTTCCTGATGCAATTCAGCTATTACAAAAGCATGGCGCAGGTGCTGTGCTTGAGTTGCAAAGGTATGTAAAAAATTATGAAGACACAAATAATACAAAAGTAGATGAAGTGCTTATGAATAAGCTGTGGACTGCAGCAGAAGACTTTACTACAGAAGATAGAACTTTTGAGGATGCTGTAAATACACTATTTGGCTCTCCTAAAGATGGCGCAACTGCCCCTGTAATACAAGAGGTAGAAGATAGGAACTTCTTTGAGCGAATGAAGTATAACATGGGTGATCGTTACGAGGATGAGTATGAAGACTTCTTAAGTGATCCAATTGAGGGTATTGGTGGTAAGTCCATCAAAGAACTAAAAGCTTTGTCTGTTGTTTCACCTTCTATGCTTGGCACTGAGGGTTCTGCTGTGTTTGACAGGTCTGCTCTTAGGGGTAATGAACCTTCTGCTGGCGAAGTTAGGCTTTGGAAAAACACTACAAATATCATTGTACGAGAGACACTTAAAAATCTTTCACCAGCAGACAGACAAGCAGTTGAAACGAGAGAAAGCTCTGATTTTGCACTCGTACCACGTGACACAGATGATATATTCTTTGATTTAGCTGATCCTGACAGTGTTTATTTTGAGGCATTTAGTGAAGCTACTAGAAAAGTAAACGAACAAAATCCTTTCTCTGACAATAGGGCTGCTACAGGTGCATATGGTGGTCAAGATGCTCTGAATGCAATACTTAATCCTAAAACTATAGAGGAACTATTTGAAGCTACAGGCCGTGATCCTTCTGAATTGCAGGTATTTGCCACTGATGAAGAAGCACTTGAGTTCTTTAAAAGGGATGATGAAGAATTTGTATATGTAGGTACAGGCAGTAATAAAGAACTTATTGCCCGTCCTAATAATCTACCTGTAACGCCTGATACAGAAACTGATGATGGTAACGGTGAAGGCAGCGATCTCCCAGATGCGCCAGAACTGCCTGTAGAAGAAGGGACTTACAATAATGATCTAACTCTAAAAGCCCAGCCTACTGTAGCACCTGAAGGCATACCTGAACGTCCAGAGCCTACGTATAGAGGTGATAAAAAGAGGCTATTAGAGAGGCCTAAAAACAAAGAAGCCGTAGATGATTGGGATGATCAATATAAAGATAAGTACAACTACGATGGTACTTACAAGATAGTTAGACCTCAAGGGCCAAGACCTGAAGATATAAATAGCCGAGAGTATTATGAGTATGAGCTTTGGGATGCTACCTTCGGAGATACCCATGATCCTCGTACAGGATACCCTCTAATAGAAGGCTTAGATAAGACCCTCATTCCTAACTCAGGAGAAACTGAATAATGGGTAGACGCCTTACATGGAACCCTCCTGCTGAAGAACAAGAGCCTGACTTCATGACCTACACAGGTGGTGAGAAGGATACGTTTGGCATTAGTGATCTCACAGAGGACCAC